CCTTTGACCCAACCATCTGGTATTGGATCAGTCTTTTTGATCTTGCGTTCGTGTGTATCGTTGTTGATCCACATCGAACCTAAATTCACTTGCTTTGCTCTGTTTGAAAGTTCTTGCTGTAATACAGAATCTTTGAATACGCTGACTCTACCATTTGCGTATTGCTGTCTGTTTAGAGCAGATTTTCTCTCTGACTCGGCATTGCGAAATTCTTCGTCGTTTTCTAATCTTGATGCGTATGTTTGGCCGCCTTTGAGGTATTGCTTGGCTTTGTTGTTTTGTCCTGTTTTGTTTAGGTAATCAAAACCGCCTGAGCCGCCTCGACGCAAATTATACACATCATCACGTGATAGGAAGTCTTCTGTTACAACTTCTTTTTCACGTTTGAACATTTCTTCGCTACTCTCAAAAGTTTCAAGAATAGTCTTCTCAAAGTTGTCAATGCCATGCTTGTTGATAGCAGCACGTATTACTTTACCTGAACCCATGTAACCATCATTCATGTCAGAAGTTTTGTGGACTCCGACATAAATTTTGCCATTTACTTTGTTTTTGATTTGATACATGTAGTAAAACATTTTGTTCTCCTACATTTATTTATCAAATGTGCGGCGTATATGGGTAATAGGCTCTACGTGCGTCCATGAACACTTTGAGACCAAATCGGTGTGCGTTACGGGATTCGAACCCGCACCTCAAGGTTTCTAGCCCTGCGTCGTGATGCCCTAACATTTTGACCAAACGCACATAATAAATCGAAACATGTTCCCTTACCCCTATGATGTTATCGTTGGACAACAGGTATCTCTCCTGCTTTTCTATGATGGATGAACATGTTTCAAACAAAATCGAAATCAGCGCACATGACAGCTCATTTGTGCTTGCACTGCACTCAAGGCAGTGAGCAGGCGCCACTCTGCTTTTCCTCTGATTTCAAAATGGTGGAGGTGATAGGAATCGAACCTATTGTGACATAAGTCGGAGGATTTACAGTCCCCTGCCATACCATTACGGCGGCACCTCCATGATTGGTGGATCTTGATAGAATCGAACTACTTGGCAACCACCCCACTTAACAAAGCCTACCGGGTTACAGCCGGCAATGGGGAACAAGATCCAAAATACAAATTCCAGGACGCCCGGGAGTTCTACGGGTCATTTAAGAGTACGCTTCGCAGCAACTCTCCTAAGAAACTGGTGCCCCCAGCGGGACTCGAACCCGCAAAATTCTGATTTTGAGTCAGACACGTATACCAATTCCATCACAGGGGCAAACATGGTACTCGGTATGGGAATCGAACCCATCTTACTGACGTGAAAGGCCAGTGTCCTAACCGATAGACGAACCGAGCATGAATTCTTAGAGGATTACACGGCGTTAAACTGTCGGCCTATGCCCGCTTAACTTCTGTCCTCCGGCAGCTCTTGCCGCTGATGATACTTTTCTGACCCCTACTGGACCGACTTACTCTCGCATCGTCAGGTCAACTTGCACCGAATTACCAATGCCCGCATCCTGAAGCCCACGCAGTCTCGCATGGGTCGGTTTCCATCTACTCATCTTACTAAGTATCATCTTAGTATTTGGTGCCTAGGGAGAGACTCGAACTCTCAATCCACGGGGGCGCTGGCTTCTAAGACCAGAGTGTATACCATTCCACCACCTAGGCATGTTTGGTACGAGTGGAGGGACTTGAACCCTCAATCCCTTGCGGGCGACAGATTTTAAGTCTGTAGTGTATACCATTCCACCACACTCGCACTAGTTTTTAACTATATGCAAACACACTAAAAGGGATCTAGCCCGGCCCTGAATGGAAGTCTGACTAAAAGGGATCTAGTGCGTTTGCATATAGTTGCTAGCCACAAGAGCTAGAACTATATGATAACTGTAACTTGTTAAAGAGCATATTGGTTAGCGTTTAACTAACCAAGCATCTATTGTAGCAGCGAACAAAATATTCGTCAACTACTTTTGCAATGTTGTTTAGGCTGACGCTTGTTAAATGATAGTAGGACTCGAACGCCGCACACTGTTACCAGTAGGCCCATGAATAGGACCCATGTCTACCAATTTCATCATATCAACTCCAACCAGTGGGAAGCGGCAACCTCCAGTGGGCTGGGACAAGATCAGACTGCTGGCGAATTGCCGTCCATCAGCCTAAACAACACTGCAAATTTTTAAAGAACCTTGCTAAACTGTTGCGATGAACTGTTTAACTAACTAAGCTTCTATTGTAGCTGACAACCAAATTATCGTCAACTACAAAAAACAAAACCCTCCGAATTGGAGGGTCTTTGTTAAGGTAACACTAGAGTACTACTTTAACAAAGACCTCCCTGATCTTCACGCTCATAGGCATAGAGGTCACGGCTCAGTGACAGTATGCTTGATAAGGTGAACAGGATGTTTTGCATCATAGTGTTATTATATATGACAAGTGAATAAAAGTCAACAAAAAAGGCACCTTTTTGGTGCCTTTTGATCCAGCTGCTGAGATTAGAAGCTGTACTTGATACCAGCAGTGACACGGTTGCCATCAAACTGCTGAACACGATCTTGACCGTATTGACGAGCAACGTCGAGTCCAAGGCTGACTTGCTTGGTAACCGGAACGCTGGCGCCAACACCGACTAGAGCAGCATAACCGCTTTGACCGACTTGGTTGTCAAGATATGCAGCACCAGCACGGACACCAACACTAACAGGACCTAGCTTGGCAACATCAACGCCAGCAACAACACTGTAACGATCCTGATCGTTGGTGCCACGGGTGGCACGATCGAAACCAGCAGTCACGTTGACAGCACCAAATTGTTGGCCTACAGTTACACCAGCGGCATTGCGGTTGTCACCAGCATAGTCACGGGCGGTAGTAACACCGACTTCCAGTGCAGCGGCTGCGGTAGCAGCAAGAGCGATTGCAGTTGCGATTGCAAATTTTTTCATTTGATTTTCCTTTTAAAAGTAAGAATGACTTGCGTCATCCACTAGTATATAGTGGTTTACACTGATGGTCAAGAAAAAAGGCTCCAAAGAGCCTTTTTGCAAGTTCTGTTTCTTGGGCTTGCACCCTCAGCGGGCCTTAGGCGGCCAGTGCGTAAACGCTGTCGTTAGCATTTATAGGTTTTGCTTGATTTACGGTCATCGCCTACCGTGCTGTCCACTCTGTTACTCTTTGCCCTGTCGAAACCATGCTCCCCCAACGCAGAATACTTTTACAAATACTCTCCGGTGGAGGAGGGGGGATTCGAACCCCCGTCCAAGACCTGTTTCACTTCACTTCATACAGCAATAAGTTTTATTTATCATACATACTTAAACAAAGGAACACCATCAGACAAGTACCTTACAAATTCCAGCGCCGGAAATGTGTCAATAGTGCCTTTGTGGCTTTTAATCTCGATCCTAATATCTCCTACAGCGTCAGCAGGATGCTGAAGTCCATAGAAAAACATCTCTTTAGCACCTTGCTCTATTTGATTTTTAAAATGCTCGTTCATTTTACCATCTCTACATTCTTTAGATTACCGTCCTTGTCAAAAGTAAATCTACAATTGACAGGATCATCAAAATTTACACCAATTGGGTTCCTACCCGATTTGTAGTATTCTTCTGACCACCAGATGTGATCTTCGTAGATTGTATCGCCGTTTTCAAGGCGTTGAACACCTGGAAATTGATTGTTAATCGTTGTCATTCATTTTTCCTTTTTTAATCAGTAGTTCCAAAGTTTCGTTCTTTTCTCGTTCTCTTGCTAAACTTCTCTCCAACGATTGTTTGAGAATCAACAGATTTTCTACACGAGCTTCTAATAGTTCAATTCGATCTTCTGAGTCCAATCTTAACTCCATTTTAACACGAACCAGCACATACTTTGTTCATCTTGAAACTTTAGATAAGGCAGTCCAGTTTCTTTTTCATATTGTAATACAGCACCCGCGGCGTCGAGTTTTTCCCGACGATCCTTAATATGTTGTTCGTGTCCTTTTGTTCCAATTTCTCTAGAAACCAATGATTGTTCAAAACGATCCCACCAAGGTTGAGTGATTTCGTCTGGGTGATTTCTGATGTAGAGTCTTGTCATCAATTTTCTGCCTTTGAAATATTTTTATAAGAATAACACATGTCGAAACCTTTGTCAAGCATTTTTCTATGGTTTCGACTAAATAATAGTATGAAACACAAACATCACATCATTCCAAAGCATATGGGCGGGACAGACGATCCAAGCAACTTAATCGAACTAACTCCGGGCGAACATGCCGAAGCACACCGATTATTGTATGAACAACATGGGCATTGGCAGGACTATGTTGCCTGGCAGGGGCTTGCCCAACTTGATGCTAACTTTGATGCCGCTAAAGAAGCAATCATGGCGGGTGCCAGAAAAGGTGGACAAACAAACATTAAACAGCGTAAGGGCATGAAGTGGGAAGAAATCTTCGGAACTGAACAAGCCACTGAACTACGCCAAAAGTATAAGAGCAAGCGACAAGCAAGGGGTAAAACTTGGGCTGGAAAAGTGTATGATGTTACGCATCCGGACGGAACTATTGAGCGAGTAGAAGGATTGCGTCAATGGTGTATGGATCGCGGATACAATGCTAACGCCTTTGCTAATGCGTCATTGCGAGGCAATAAGACACATGGTGGTTTCATGGTAAAACAGGCTTAGTCGAACCCGCGTCCAGAACACTTTTCTCTTTGCTTCTTACAGCAATAACTCTTATTTTACAATAAAACTATGGAGAACACAACCGCACAAATCACCATTCCCACAGCAAAGTGTATCATGTTGTCGTCATCAGGATCGTACATTTTTGTTCTCTAGTTTACTGTGGAACAATCTCTATATCAAGTTGCAAGGGTTGATTCCAATCAACCCAAGCCAGTTCGCCGGCTTCCCTGGCACCTTGAATGTCGTCCAATATTTCAGTGACATTGTAGCCCGGTCCAGATATGTTACGGGCTTCCCAGAGTTGATTTTGCAGGCGAATTTCGATGATCATAACAATATTTATTCATCTAACACGATCCAGCCCAGCTGGAACAAGTCTGCTCGGATCTCGTCGGTAACTACGCTTTCGCTGACAAAGTTGTTTTTCATGTAAAGGTATTGCTCTTGGGCTTCTTTGGTCATGCCCAGAAACTCTTCGTCGCCCATTTCGCCACGAATGCCAGAACAGTACCAATCAATGTAGTCGCCTTCTCCACGCATGTCAGCGATGATACCGCCAGCATACCGCCACGAACATGACCACTTTTGATCTTTCAGTTGAGGCCATACTTCGTTCTTTTGGAAATCACGATTACACATGGCAGCATAGAGATTTTGTGCGTAGGCTTCTGACGCACGGACTTTGGCAATCATCCACTCGGCGCTACGCATGTCGTATTCCATGTTGTTCTGCTGCCACTCGGGTTCTTGCTCTCGGTCCCTGCGCTGGCGGTTCACCGTGCGATAGAAATCGATCATTTCCTCGGCTTTTTCAGGAGTTTGTTCTCCCTCCTCGACTTGCTTGAGTTGATTTTCAATGTGAAAAGTGTCACGATCGGGACTAGAACTTAACATTGTTATTTCCTTTGCAAGTTGGCCCAGGCCAACCATTGGTTAAAAGCTTGGTAAACAGTTTCAGCTTCCTTGTCGTCCGCAGGCACTCGAACGCCGCGCACATAGAAACCATCCTTGGCCACACGCAACATTTCTTCAGAGCCGGTGTTGAAGACCACAGAGTTGGGCTTGGACTCGTAGAACTCATACTGAGTTTGTTCTTGGGCTTTGATCCACTGGTCGAGTATCATCCGATGGGTTTGTTTACCAGTTAACATGTATGCCATAAAAAATCCTGTACAGTTTTATTGTACAGGATTCTCAATATTGGCGCAACCAGTTCGGGTTAACCAGTCATTACCTTGGCTACGTTGTTCATAACCGCGGCAATGCGCCCGATGTCTCGAAGCTGTTCCACTGTGTAGCCTTCCTTTTTCAGTGTTTCGTAGTGTGCTTTGACACAGAAATGGCACTTGCCCACAATGCTGGCAGCAAGACTGTATGCTTCAAAACGAGCCTTGGTTGTGCCACCGTGACTTGCAATAGCATTCATACGAAGCTGTGCAGGTAGACCCTTGAGCTGCTCGTCATCGGCCATTTCAACATATGGATACCATGTGTTGTTTTGTGCCATGATTGAGCCTGCTGTGAGAGCAGCATCTGCTTCCACACGGTTGGTAATCTGGCTGTGAATCCAGGTCCACAGTTTGGTATTGCCTGATGCAAATGTAGCAGCCAAAGCACAGGCTTCAGCTTCCTCTGGGGGCAATGTACTGCGCTTGATCACAGCGTCTAAGTTCAACTTGGCATCCTTGGCATAGTCAGGAATACCTTCCTTGAGTTGATCTACCCATTGTGTCATTTTTGATATCCTTTTGATGATAATACAATTTTACAAATATGTTCTAGTCGTTCGATGTGTTCGAACGCACGCCATGGTGAGCTGTCAATGGCCACAACACCGTGTCCTTTGATACCTACGATATCGTAGGCAATGTTGCCGTGGTCGTCTAGTTCAAGATGATGATGGCACTGATCCGCAAGTTCCTGGCTTATTGGTGGAACATCACCTACATTGTAGGCTACCTTGGTATAGCGACTCAATTCAGGAAACTGTCTAGCAATAGAACCTAACTCGATTCCAGCATGCATTGCTGCAACACAGTAAGTGGGATGCAGGTGAACCACAACCCTGACATCATTGCTGTGCTGGCCCATGGCACGCTGTAGCCCAAAGTGCAATGGTAATTCTCCGCTGGGCTTTAGATTAGCACTGATGTCAGTGTAGTGTTCTTCTTGCCACAACAAGCCGTGTATGCTGATCTTCTTGAACTGATCAGGCTGTAGTGTCTGCTTACGCACACCCGACGGTGTGATGTAAAAGTGATCCCTGTCGTGATGACGGATGCTAACATTGCCATCACGACTGGTAATCCAGTTACGACGATACGCTTCTACTAGAGTTTCGCAAATAGTTTCTAACATTATCGTCCTTTGCAAGAGGGACAATGTTCCCTCTTGAGCCATTCAAAATAGTCACGAAAGTTCATTGTCCCACTCCTTGATTACTTCAATGTTTCGCCACCAACGGTGCGGTTGCAAGCACAGAGTTCACCAGTCTGCAGAGCGTCAAGCACACGCAGGGTTTCTTCTGGGCTACGACCAACGTTGAGGTTGTTGACAGTAACGTGTTGGATAACGTTGTCTGGGTCAACAATGAATGTGGCGCGAAGAGCAGCACCAGCAGGCTGGAAGAATACACCCAGCTGTTCAGCAAGGCCAAGTTCGCCGCGCTGTGTGTCAGCAAACTGAGTGTGAGTGATCTTCTGCAGATCTGGGTGAGCTTTTTGCCACGCCACTTTGCAGAACTCATTGTCTGTGCTACCGGTCAGTAGAACAGCATCGCGGTCAGCAAAATCGCCAGCCAGCTTGTCATACGCAACAATCTCAGTAGGACATACGAAAGTAAAGTCCTTGGGATAGAATACAATGACTTTCCATTTGCCAGCAAAGCTGTTTTCGTCGATGTCGAAAAAGGCATCTTCGGGTTGCCCTGGTTTTACGCCAGTGACGATAAAATGGTCAAGTTTGTTACCTACAGTTTTCATTGTTTTCTCCTATTAGTGTGAAATGAAAGTGATTCAGTGTCTAGCACTGTATGTGTATTGTAATAGTATATATCAATGAAATCAATGAAAAACCCCAGTTTT